TATAAATCCAACTATTTGCAAAAGTTTCTTTATAATTATTATTAGTTTCTCTGTTAATTACACGTTCACCAAGACTTTTTATTGATAGAATTTGCCCCTCTTCGACAAAAATTGATTCCGATTTGGGAACAAATTTTGATAAAACGCCAGTTGTTCTAAATTCGACTTTTTTAGAAATATCTCCATTTTCATAACCATAGTAAGTTTCATTAGATCTTACATCATCTGTTGAAGAAATAGTGCTTTCAATTCCAGAACAACCCAAAAACTGATTAACACTTTTATTGGAATATGAAATTGTATTATTTCCGGAATATATAGTTCCACTCTGTGGAAATCCAATAGTAGAATCTACTGATAAAACTGTAGATCCTGCTAAAGTTTCTTCTAAGCACTTCGTACTCTGTGTAATATCAAATAATCCTTGAATATTTGATTTGTCACCATAACCAACAAAGAGAGACAACTTGTAGTATGTCTTTCCTTTTCTTGTAAAATTTTCTACGGATGAAACTGATGCCTGTGTGGTTTTATCTGTAGATTTAAATATTGATTGGCCCAAAAGATTAAGTGGATTGCCAGAAATTGCCTCTACAACTAAGACTTCTCGTCTCAAAAATTCTGCATCAGATGGCTTCAAAAGATATTTTTCTAAATTTATAATTTCTGGTGTTTGCCCAAATAAAGCCTTGAAAAGAATTTTAAAAGATTCATCTGTTCCCTTTGTTGAATATAGGGATTTAATCTCCTTTAAAAAGTTTCCTGCATTTACATTTTCATATATTTTTTTGTCTTCAAATCCAGAAGCAAAAGAATATTTAAATTTCTTATAGAATTCTTTTAAAAATAATGAACTTAAATTTTTGATTGAAGAATTACTGGTGTGCGAAGTCGCGGATGATTTAGAAAATACTAATTCATTTTGATTGAGATCTTGATGATATGCTGTTATTCCACTAAACCCACGAATACATCCAACAAAAGAATTTGTAGTTATTCCGGTATATGTAATAATTTCATCATCTATCTTTAATAATCCATATGACTCTGGAAATCCTTTAGTGCTTGAAGCACTAATTGTAGTATCACTTTCAGATATTGATGATTCTAATAAAGTATTGTCTACAATAACTTCTGGTTTTAAATTATCTAACTTTAAATATTGATCTAAATTCTCTGCAATGTCTATTGGTCCACCTTGATACTCTTGAGAAATATAATATTGCTTTAAAAAATCCTCTGTCTTTGGATTTTCATCCAAAATAAAACTTGGTAATTGGTTTTGAACAATATCTTGAACCTTAATTCTTGATTCAAATCCAGTCTGTATCATATTACTGTCTGTTTAAACTGCCGTTTGAATAACTCGATGTATAAGAATCTCTAGAGAAAACAACTCCAGATTTTTCTTCACCTGATGCAATTACATCTTCTAACATATTTATTTTAGTTTTTGAAATATCTAATTGCAAATAAAGGTCTTTTAAACCTACCACATCGTTCGATTCTGGGAATGCTTGTATTTCAATAATGTTCCCAGATTTTTCTGTTGAAGTTATATTTATTGTTGAGAGGTTTACTTCTCCTGTAACATAATCAACTGTTCCTGCAGACTTTGCAACAACACTTATATCTCCCTCACTACCTCTTCTCACAATACTTATAACTCCAGTCTTCAAATCATTATTTGGAATATCAGTTATGTAGACTAAAGAAGAGTTTTCTGCAACTGTAAATCCAGTTGACTTTATATTAAATCCTTCTCTATTGACATGAAACTGATTACCAAAACACAATTCATACTGTGTAAATTGATTTGGAAGAACTTGGATGTTTCTTCTAATCTTTACTTTGGTAATATTTGAAGTGATTGCAGTATTGGTAGAATCAATTACACTAAGAGCCTTACTATATCTAAATCTTCCACCAAACTTATTAAGATCTAAACTGTTTGAATAGTGAGTTAATGCTGATGTAACTTGAGATTTTAATTCACTTGATGAAGTGACTTTGTTTGAATCAAAATAGACCGAGGTATCAAGTTCAACATAAAGAACTTTCAAATCAACTATCTTTTGGTTGATTCCTGCAATTGAATACTTTTTAATTTCTGAAAGTATTTTTGTTTTGTTAAAATCAGAAATAAGATCTCCATTTTTTGGTTTGATGGAAATCTGAACTGTTCCATATTCTGGTGGATCTAATTCTTCTCCTCCAACAATAGAAACCGATTGAGTATCTGGATATATTTTTTTTATTATAGCTTCGTAATCAGATGCCGTTACCGCTCTACTTTGAGATGAATATATTTTGGGTGCATAATATTTTATGGATTCCAATGACTCAATATTAGATCCATTCCTTGAGGAATTTACTGTAGTGACTGTAAATGGATCTGGAGTCAGAGTAGAGGTCTCTTCGCCATTTACGATTCTTCCTGAGAATGAAAAATTAGAAACTCCATTACCATCTATACCATCAGTTACAATGTAGTTTACAGTGATGACATCGCCGTTTTCTAGCTTTTTACCAAAATATCCATCACCAAAAAGTAACTCATATTTTTCATCCTGAACTTCTTGAATCAAGTATATTGGGGATGACCCATCAATATTAGTAATATCATCAACTAAATTATATTCTACACCAAGACCACTAACTTGATTGGCACTTCTGACGTATACTCTTATTGTAGATGTATCAATAAAAGAGTTATTCAATACAAATTTTTGATCTAAAGAACCATCAAAGGTAAATTGTTTTGTCAAAAATGTTCCTTGTAATATCTCTACACTATCAAAAGTGGCCGTTCTTCTATAAACAATATTATTTCCAGCATCTACAGTGTTGTTTTCTGTGGTTGTGACTCTAATATCATCTGGTATTGAGAAAACATATGAAGAATCATTGGTATCCCCAACGCAAACAAGACCTCTCTTAAGAACAAACGATCCAGTATCAGTATCGGTTACATTTACAGTAAACGTCACATTCGCCTTGGATGCCCCTCTAGACCTTGGCACATACCCAATGTTCCTAGCGAGCGATACAACGTTCTCACGGAGCGTTGCAGAGTCTAAGAACGACTCATTAACAATCATATTAGAGTTAAATGCTGTAATATAAGTGTTATATGCAAGCGTATCAATTAAGACAGAAAAGTTAGAACCCTCAAAATCAAATCCCGTAAAATTGGAATTTGCTCTTAGATAATCCTTGATAGATTCTTTTATTTCGTCGAAATCTAGGTTTGTAAATTTAGTAAAAGGCATATTATCTGGTTGCCTCTAAAAGGAACGAATATTCTTGTGTCGGAAACTCTTGGCCAACAATCTCATAAATGACAGTGACCTCAAAAGCATTTCTATCTGGATATGGAATGACCTCCACCTGCAAATTATCAATTCTAGGTTCAAAATTTTGAACGGAGGTTATGATTTGATCACTTATTACTGATGCGGTTCCAAAATCTACAAATTCAAACAGACTTCCTCTTACATCAGAACCAAATAATGAGTTAAAGAACTTTTCAGTGGGTATTGTTTGAACAATATTTCGCACAGACCTACGAATCGCTGCCTCATTCTTAAGAACAGGTAAATCATTTGTAATAGGATGGGGTTCAAATGATAAACTAATATCTTTAAATGCTCTAGATACCCTCTGAATTGCCATTTTAACCAGAGTTTTCTGATTTTATTTATACCTAATTTTAAAATTATCCGTATATTGGTTCAGTTCCGTAATCCCAATCATCATAATCTTCGTCATTGCGAATTTTTTCGTGCAATTCTTTTTGTTTTTTTAAATTATGACGTGGTGCAGTGTCGTGCATGACCTCTGAAAGCACTCTTTCCTCTGGATCATTCGTTGATTGTGGCATTGACCAATAATCAGTAATCAAATTTGATGTTCCCCACATCTCTTTCATGTAATTTTTATCTCTATCTACAGGTGAATTGCCCATTTTTGCTCCTGATTTATAAAAATCAGAACTTTTATAGGGGTTGCTATCCCTTATCACTATTTATTTTCACGTTCTTGAGCGGTTTTCCAGTGATACTCGTCTTCATCACCCATACCAAGACGATCATAACCACATTCTACCCGATAATATTGAGTCGAAACCTTAAAATCGGGCATTTTTGGTTCTGCAGGTGTCAAACTATTGTCAAAAATACGTAGTCGATTGTTTGGATACAGTGCATATTGACCATTATTCAGTTCAATAAGGTTATGAGACTTGTGTTCGGCAGGATTTTCACTTGTTGCCCAGTCTACCATGTCTGGATCACGGTGATAATTGTCAATCGTGCAAATATAAGTGCCTTTTTGAACACCAAAGTCGCGTGTATAACACTCAAAATCCATACTTCCAATGAATTTTTTGTCAATACTAACTACACCATAATCCATACAGTTCCAAAACTGTAAATTTGGTAAATTCATATCAGGATCAGGTGTTTCTGGGCGAGATAAAAAAGCGCTGATGGGTAATTTGTCATACATTGCCGCATATTCTGGCAAATAGGTCTCAAAATAAAAAGCACGCCCAGGAATCGACTTTGCCGATACCCAGACGCCCTTGACAAATTCACCATACCCACTTTGATGGTCTGTAAGATATTCCTTACGAACCCATATTTCTTGTGATGGGAGATTGGTGATTAAACAACTCATCCTTTACCTTGCCCTCGATACATTTTGCGAGCCGAGTTACGCGAGGTCGCCGCATACTTAGTATTTTTCCCGTTCCCTTGACGAGACTTTTTAGGCTTCCCAGGCATAAAATCGCCTTTGTTCAGACCCACTTTCGAACGAACTGCCATAATACTTAGTGCTCCTTTTTAAAATTCTAAAATTTTTGTTTCAAGATCTTGAGGTCTTGGAGAACCTGTCTGATAGTATTCCACTGACAGGTCATCCATCATATCAAAGTATTCTTCTTCCGTCAAGTTCTTGTATAAAACATTCCCTTTATGGAGAATCGTATACTTCGTCTGCTTTTTCATCAAATCACACGAGTCTTCTCGTGACCAACTCTGATGCGAGGATCACACCAAATCTCAAATCCTGATGCAATCGCATCGAGACAGAAACTTACATCCTCTCCACACATATCCTGAACCTCTCCAGACTCAAAGACTTGCATCTTTGGTGCAAACCAAGGATACTTCATGCCTTCGTTCTCGAAGACTCCTTTCTTAATCAGCAACCATCCAAATCCAACATAATCCACAGTGAACGGTTTACGACGCTTGGAGATGCTCTCAAGCGTTTCGTGATTCATTACTCCACCATTGTTACGGAAGTCATCCTCCTCCATCCAGTGCGCCACTGAGGTCGTTCTGCCGTCTTCTGTGCAATACCATCCACTTGCAATATCTTTTTCCATAAGAACTAATTGCCAGAACTTTTCAGTATTGAACACAATGTCAGAGTCAATCCAAAGTTGCCAATCATATTCCAACTTACCATCCCAGGGAAGTTGATCCGGTCCTCGCAGAACGTTTGCTCCAAGACACTTGCATCTTGCAAAGTTAACCATGGAGGAATAGTCTTGCGAAATCTGGATGCTCGCCCCTGCCTGCACTAAGTCAAAGCAAAGTTGAACAAAATTCTTTAAGTAAGTATATGAAACACCTCTACCAGGAAGACAAAATACAATTGCCTTGCCCCTTACCATTTCTTTTGCTTTCTCATAATCCCACTCTTGCGTGCTCTGAGAAGGCGTCGGTGTCTTTGCTTTAACAGTAAATCCTTTAGCCATAACTGTAAGTAACTACATCAGTATCATACAGTATTATCTATGCTCAGTCAATACTTGTGATTACAATGCAATCATTCTCAACTTCAATATTAATCTCCGTGCCTTCATACCACCCCTTCTCATCGCAAATCCATTGTGGTATCACAACATAATACTCTCCAGTCACTGGATCGACCTCTACAGTCGTAAAATTTTCCTCGGGATTTTTTTGCATATTTTTGAGTTCTGTCATTGATTTTATATATGAAAAAAATTTTTTATGGGAGAGAAATAACGAAGTCGATCTGGGTCGTTTATAGCTTACTGGGACCCATTGATTTTATATACGGGGGGGGCGCAATCGGGGGCACTGCTGATAACGAACGAATGGGGGAGTTAGTGTTAGTAACTCCCCACAATCTCAATACTGATCTAACAGAATGTGGAGATCGCGAAGTGCAGTGACTCGGATCGGATTGTCAGGTGACTGATCAGGATAGATCTCCTGATTGTTCACTACCGACTCCAACTGGTGGTAACGGTAGGAGACCGCATCTTGAAGCATGAGCAGTTGAGTGGGGGTCAGGTCGAGAGTGACTTGCATGAGGTGTCTGTGGTTGACTTCTGAATTCTACAGAAGAGGGAAGGGCACCCGTGAGTCGGGTGCCCGATCTTTACATTCAGTAACCTAACCAGACTAGGAACTCACCCGTGTCTACGGGTCCGAAGTGGGCAGTGGTTCCATAGTCTGTGCGGAAATCATCCCATAGACCGTGATCCTTTGCTGCCTGGCAAGCAGTGGACCAACGGATCGTGCCATTGGCAGGATCGGTGCAGTTCCAGAGGATCTCAGGGAAGGTAGGGAAGGTCATGAGGTGTCTGTGGTTGACTTCTGAATTCTACAGGAGGGGGGTCGATCTGAAAACCCCCCAAGTGGACACCCTACCGATTGGCACGTCTCCGAAGTTCGGTGCCATAGGTTGCTGCCTGATCACTGTAGAACCCCTCAACCATGGGGTCGTGACCCCTCCAGAGTTCCTCCACCTTACGGCAGTCCCTGGCAGCATACCAGAGTTCAGAATCGGTCATGCTCTTGGCACGGTCCTCCCACTGTTGAAAGTCCTCCGCAGTTGCATGTCTGCGAATCGGTCGGTAGGTCATGAGGTGTCTGTGGTTGACGACTCCCATACATTACCATAGATCTCCCCTTTGTGGGGGGATTCTGCCGTGCAATCCAACCACAGACACAAAACGACACAATCCCCCTAGAAAGGGGAGAATCCCCTTAGGTGTCACCGATAGGATACAACAGGCAGTGTGATCTCGGCATTGTGAACACACATCGTTGTGTCACCTAGGAATGTTCTACCCTGCACAATCTTGTGGTTAATTTGAGTTTCAAGGCAACGTAACTTTGCCTCCTTGTTTAGAACATGCTGGCAAGCAATAAAACCTAGAGAGGTGAGAAAAACACCTAGAAAGAATGGGGTGGAGTTTTTCATTGTTTCAACCCTCAGAATTGTTGGAAGGGCAGTGGATGATTTCTGTTTTAAGTTCAGAATCTACCAACATTTCAACCTGGCAGATACCTGGAGAAATTTCGGCAGTTCCAATAATGGCAACAGTGAGAGTTGAAAGAAGTGTGGGAATCATGAGGTGTCTGTGGTTGACGACTTGCTAAGTGTAGATCACACAATCCAGAAAACGAGATCCTCATGGGACACCTCAGAAACTGGCACAGTCTCACTGGCAGTCGCACGAGAATCGGTCATGCGACGGTGTAAGATTCCTAAGCAAACGTTAAGAGGTATCGACCGACACACAATACTCTGAATGAAACGGGTTGAAACAAACGGGTTGATCATGGGTTGGATTGCCTGACCCCCACATCCTGACCCGAAGTCCCCGCAGTGGCAACCCCTCAAATCGGAAGAAATCCTGAAACCCATCAGATCAAGTTATGTAACAACCTCTTGACAATCAGCACGCGCCATGGTATCTGCAGCGACTC